TCCAGCGGATCTATGCATTGCGGTCCATGTTCCCGCAGTGTCGGTTCAACGAGGACGCAACGGTTGCCGGGCGTGAGGCGCTGTCATGGTATCACGAGAAATGGGACGACAAGCGCGAGATTGGCTTAGGGCCAGATCACGACTGGGCTAGTCACGCGTGTTTAACCGGTGACGCCATTGTTTCTACCAGCCGTGGGGCGGTGCAGATCAAGGATGTGATGGCTGGTGACTTCGTTCTAACGCCTGCCGGATATGCATTGGTTGAATGGTCTGGCATGGTAAAGACAGCTTGCGAAACAGTGCAGATAACGCTTGATGACGGGCGCAAATTAGAAATGACGCCAGAGCATAAAGTATTTACGACTGAAGGCGTTTTTGTTGCAGATGCAATCGGGTATGGTGACATGATAATCACAAATGAGGATATGTCATGTCTGAAGTTGGAGAACGCAAACGCTGCGGGGTATAGGACCGCTTTTTCAGAGAGTATGGCGGCACCAAGTTTTGGTTCTGGCCTAAGCGCGGCTTTTACGTTTCTCAGCGGGGCGGCAAGAGTTGTCGCTATAAGTCGGAATGGCAGCGAGAAGCCAGTTTACGATCTGACTGTTAACCATCACCACTGTTATTTCGCCAACGGGGTTCTGGTTAGCAACAGCGATGCTGCTGGCCTTGTGGCTGTCTTCGCCCCGACAGCCCGTGGTGAGAGCGCGACCAAGAACGAACCGATCAGACGGAACCTGCGCGGTCTAGCGTGACGGGCTGGGATATGGTATGCCAGCGGGCATAAAGCAATCGCCTCATGGAGACTGACATGCGGAAACCTACCAAAGCGCCTATGTTCAAAACCTGCAAGGGTTGTCCGACACCCGGCAAATGCAAGGCCGCTGGCCGTTGTCTCGCAAAAGGAAAGAAGTGATGGCCAAGGGTCTTTATGCAAACATTGCCGCCAAGAAAGCCCGCATCAAGGCTGGATCTGGCGAGAAGATGCGCAAGGTTGGCACAAAGGGCGCACCAACAGCGGCTGCGTTCAAGGCATCTGCTAAGACAGCGAAAAGCAAATGAGCATTGCAAGCTACAGCGCGCTGAAAACGACGATTGCGGACTTCCTTGACCGCGATGATCTGGCGGCTGTTATCCCGACGTTTATCAGTTTGGCTGAGGCGCAGATGGAACGCGAGATCAGGCACTACCGCATGGTGCAGCGTTCATCGGGTCAGATCGACAGCCGCTATTCCGAGATCCCCAACGGCTGGCTGCAAACGATCCGGTTTCACATTGCAGGCAATCAGGAAACACGGCTGGAGTTGACCAGCCTCGATGACATGATGCAGTTGCGCGAACTAAACAACGCGGCAGGAAAGCCAACGCACTATGCGCATGTCGGCACTACCTTCGAAATCTATCCAACGCCGGATGGTGAGTATGAAATCCAGCTGATGTATTACGAAGAAATCCCAAAGCTAACCGACAGCAACGCCAGCAACTGGTTGCTTGAGATTGCGCCAGATGCGTATCTTTACGGCGCTTTGGTTCAAGCTGCGCCGTATCTCAAGGACGACGCCCGCATTCAGGTCTGGGGCGGGTTCTTCACTGGCGCGGTGCAGGCGGTGAACGACGATAACGAGCGGGCGCGCTTCGGTGGCTCTGGGATACGGATGCGCATTCGGTCTTACTAATTTGGCGCATTTCGTGTAGACTGCGCGATAAATCTATCAGGAGGGCATGCATTGTCTTTGACCAACACATTCGAAACCACGGTTCTGACGTGGTTGCTGACGACCGGAGCCGCAACCCGACCAACGGTTTGGTATGTCGGCCTGTTCACGACCGATCCCGGCGAGACAGGCGCAGGCACAGAAGTCAGCGGATTTGGCTATGCCCGGACAGCGGTGACATTTACCGTCACAGGCGACACGGCCAGCAACAGCGCGGGCGTTGAGTTTCCTGCGGCGACAGGTGGCGACTGGGGAACTGTGAGCCACATCGGCATCATTGATGCATCGACTGGCGGCACAATGATTGTCCATGCGGCTTTGGATGCGGCCAAGACGATTGCGGATGGCGATGTGTTCCGCATTCCAACCGGCGACCTTGACGTGACGCTAGACTGATGAGCCTGCGCACGGGATACGGCACCGCAACTTTTGGTTCGTCGAAATACGGGCTGCCAGAAGTTTATGATGGAAAGGTATCCGACAGCGTCACGGCGTCTGCCACGGCTTCTGCGCAACGGGTGGCCTTGGCCGCTGCGGCTGCTGACGCTGCTGTTTCGCCTGCTGTCTCTGGTGTGCGCGTGCAGAGCGCTGGTGTAAACGATACGTCCATTGTCACCGCATCCGCAGTTGGGTTCACCGCACTTGCCGGATCTGCGACATCGGCAATCACAACTTCGGTTGATTTGTATTGGAACCGGGTTCGCCCGTTCTCAGCCCAAGACAACATCACGATTGGCGCAGATGTCCAATCGCGGTATAAGTGGAATAACATCGCGCCGCCCACAACATCATGGGCTGATGCAAATTACCGAGAGGGGGCCGCATAATGGCTGACACAAACACCACGAACTACAGCTTTGTTAAGCCAGAAATCGGCGCGTCCGAGGACACTTGGGGAACGAAGCTGAACGCAAACTGGGATGCGCTTGATACGCTTCTCGGCGGTGTGACTAACGTAGAGTTTGCCATCCTTGACGGGGCGACGATCACAACGGCTGAGTTAAACATCCTTGATGGGCTTACTGCAACAACCGCCGAGCTGAACATCCTTGACGGCGTCACTGCCACGACCGCCGAGTTGAACATTCTCGACGGGGCGACGGTTACAGCAGCCGAGCTGAACATCCTCGACGGCGTCACTGCGACAACTGCGGAAGTCAACTACCTCGACATCACAACGCTTGGCACGTCCGAGGCCAGCAAGGTCGTCACGGCTGATGCAAACGGTGTGACTGTCTTTGACGGCGGCATTGTCGAAGATGAAACCACGGTTACGTCAACCAGCAACGCAGCGACGATCAACTGCCGCGATGGCAACGTGTTCACGCATGTGCTGACTGAAAACACCACGTTCACATTCAGCAACCCACCTGCTACTGGAACTGCCTTTGGCTTCACGCTCAAGGTTGTCCAAGACAGCACAGCCCGCACGATCACATGGCCTACCTCGGTTGACTGGGCTGGTGGTGAGGCCCCGACTATCTCTGCTGGTTCTGGCGAAGTGGATGTGTTCGTGTTCTACACCCACGATGGTGGCACAACATTCTACGGCTTCACAGCAGGACAGGTGATGTCGTGAGTATTGCAAGAAAACTCATGATGGGTTCGGGTGGCGGCAAAAAGGAACAGTTTATCGCTATTGCCAGCAGTTCAAGCCCACATATTGCCACCTACCCGTGGTCAGAGCTTGGCTTCGGCACAAAGTTTAGTAACCCAAGCACCGCTGCGCCGAGCAGCGGGCGCGGCGTAGCTTTTTCGCCTTCGGGGGACGCTCTTGCCGTTGCGGGCCTTGGCGACCCGCACCTAATTGCTTACCCGTGGTCCGAATCTGGCTTTGGGACAGCTTTTGGCAGTCCATCGGGGCTGGCAACTGGCAACGCTCTGGCCTTCTCACCTTCAGGTGACGCTATTGCTTTCGCCTATAGTGCTTCGCCCTTTATTGCCGCCTACCCTTGGTCGGCTTCTGGTTTTGGCACAAAATTTAGTAATCCAAGCACCTTGCCGACCAGTGCAGGTCTTGGTGTGGCTTTCTCACCGTCAAGTGACGCCCTTGCTGTTGTACACTCTACCTCCCCCTTTATAAGTGCCTACCCTTGGTCGGCTTCTGGTTTTGGGACAAAATTCAGCAACCCAAGTACTTTGCCAGCAGGCGGCGGCAATGCAGTGACGTTTTCGCCTTCGGGTGATGCTATTGCTGTTGGCCATTTCAATTCCCCCTTTATAAGTGCTTACCCTTGGTCGGCCTCTGGTTTTGGGACAAAATTTAGTAACCCCGGCACCCTGCCAGTAGGCGGCGGCGCTAGTGTAGCTTTTTCGCCTTCGGGTGATGCTATTGCTGTTGGCCATTACAGTTCCCCCTTTATAAGCGCCTACCCTTGGTCGGCCTCTGGTTTTGGGACAAAATTCAGCAACCCAAGTACTTTGCCATCCAACGTTGGTTTTGGCGTAGCTTTTTCGCCTTCGGGTGACGCTCTTGCCGTTGCGCACGCCAACTCCCCTAATGTCACCGCCTACCCTTGGTCGGCTTCTGGTTTTGGGACAAAATTCAGCAACCCCGGCGTACTGCCCAACGGTGACGGGCGCGCTGTAGCTTTCACGGAGATATGATACAATGACCCGACACGACATTTTAGCGCAAAACATCGAAGCCCGCAAAGCCAACGTAATTGGGTACCAGATTAACATTGACAACTATTGCGCTGCGATTGCTGATATCGAAGCAAATCACCCCGATTTAGCGCCCTTTGCGGAAGAATTGCGCGGGCGTCTCAAGTCGGAAGAATACGAACGAAAAAAAGAGCAAGTCATGTTGGCCGCTCTTAAGTTTAACTTGGAGGAAAAAGGTGTCTGATTATATCAAGATTACAAACGGCCAGCCAAGCCAATATCCTTACACGGTTGGCGATCTGCGTCGTGACAATCCTAACACTAGTTTCCCAAAGCGCCCTTCAAACGAGGTGCTAGCGCAATGGGGCGTATACCCTGTCTCTAGAACTGAACGCCCCACTATCAACCACACCAAAAGTTTTAGCGAAGGCACTCCAGTGCTTGTCGGTGTTACTTGGACACAGGTTTGGGAAGTATTCGACGCTACGGCGGAAGATGTCGCCAAACGTATTGAGGGGCAAACGCAGCACGTTCGCAATCAGCGAGATGACCTAATCGCCGACACCGACTGGATGGCTCTGAGCGACAACACACTGACCGCAGCATGGGCTACCCATCGTCAGGCTTTGCGCGACATCACGGATCATGCTAACTTCCCTTATCTGGGCGAGGATGATTGGCCCGTTGAACCCGCATAAGGGAAACACAAATGGCGCTTATCCCGCTCAATATCCCAGCAGGGCAGTATCGCAACGGCACTGAATACCAATCTCTTGGCCGGTGGCGCGATGGCAACCTGATCCGGTTCCATGAGGGTTCCCTGCGTCCCGTTGGCGGTTGGCGTCAGCGGGGCAGCGTAGACATTGCGGGCGTTGTCCGTTCAATGCTTGCGTGGGAGGACAACAGCAACAGCCGCCGGTTGGCCCTTGGCACGCACAACAAGCTGTTTGCCATGACCGCTGGCAATGCAGTGACTGACATCACGCCTGTAGGGTTCACAGCCGGTCGGGTGGATGCCACGTTGTCTGTGGGCTTCGGTGCCAGCACCTACGGCAACCAGACCTACGGCACGCCCCGTCAGGACACGTCAACGCTGTTGCCCGCTACCACATGGTCGCTGGATAACTGGGGCGAATACCTTGTCGGCTGCACGGCTGATGACGGCAATCTGTATGAGTGGCAGCTAGACTCTGCTGAAGATGCCGCGCAGATCCTCAACAGCCCAGAGAATTGTTCTGCGCTGATGGTGACAGAAGAACGATCCTTGTTTGCCTTCGGTGCTGGTGGAAACCCGCGCAAGATTGCGTTCTCTGATCGAGAGGACAACACAGTCTGGACGCCGCTTGCGACTAACGAAGCGGGCGACATCGAAATCCAGACCAACGGCACAATCCTGCGCGGCCTGCGGACCCGTGGGCAGGCGTTGATCCTGACCGATCAGGACGCCCACACAGCGACTTACCAAGGCCCGCCGTTCGTCTATGGCTTTGAGCGTGTCGGCACGTCCTGCGGCCTGATTGCGGCCAATGCGGCGGTTGCGATTGACATGGGCGTTGTCTGGATGGGCGCGCGCAGTTTCTTCACATACAGCGGCGGTGCCGTGCAGGAGTTGCCCAGCGAAGTCAGCGATTACGTTTTCAGCGACTTCAACACCGATCAGCGGTCAAAGGTTCACGCCTTGGTTAACAGCCGCTGGAACGAGATATGGTGGTTCTATCCAAGCGGTGCCAGCGTTGAGTGCAACCGCTATGTCGTCTACGACTACGCGCAGAACGTCTGGTCCACTGGCGACATTGACCGGACCGCAGGCG